ATCTCCTACACCTCCTCCAGAAACTACCAGTTTTTTTGGTATTAACTCTACTAAACCGAAAATAGAAGAGTTTACCAAAGAACTTGAAAAACAAAACCTCCCTGAAAATTCCAATGAATTTAAGAATTTTAAAGAACTATATGAGTATCGAACCAATGAAAAACCAGAGAGCGATACTTATCCATTCTTATATCCTGAATTGAATGACCCTAATTTCAATGCGAAAATAGCCAAAAGAAAGGAATTCAGTGATTTCCATTACGACGGTAAAATATATGATATAAAAAAACAAGCAGAGGTTCTATGTAGTGCCGATTTCGAACTGTCTCCCCACCAAATTTTCGTAAAGAACTTTCTTTCTTTACAAACCCCCTATAATAGTTTACTTCTTTATCACGGTCTCGGGACAGGAAAAACATGCACTTCTATTGGTATTGCCGAAGAATATCGTAAATACTTGAGGCAAGTCGGTCTGATTCAACCAATTATAGTCATTGCATCACCGAATGTACAAGACAATTTCCGGCTCCAACTATTTAATGAATCAAAGTTGAGATTGAAAAATGGAATATGGAATATTCAATCATGTGTTGGAAACTCACTATTGAAAGAAATTAATCCTTCACAGCTCAACGGAATGACGAAAGAAAAAGTAATTAGCAGTGTTAAAACAATTATTCAAACCAACTATTTATTTATGGGATATATAGAATTCTCCAACTACGCCAGTAAAAAAATAAATGCCATCCCCGATTATATAGTGAAAGACAAGGAGCGGCAAAGATACCGTATTAAAAACATCAAAAAGACGTTCAATAATACTCTTATTATAGTGGACGAAGTACATAACATACGGTTAGTAGACGACAATAAAAATCGCAGCATCGCTAAATTTCTATTTCAAATCGCAGAACATACAGATAATTTGCGGCTCCTCCTGCTCTCTGCGACACCGATGTATAATTCGTATCGCGAGATTATTTGGTTAGTCAATTTATTGAATGTGAATGATAAGCGTAGTCAAATAAAAATAACTGATGTATTTGATAAACACGGAGGGTTCAAAGAAGCCACTACAACATCCGGTCAGTTATGGAAAGAGGATGGTAAGAGTCTGCTTATACGCAAATTGACTGGGTATGTATCTTATGTTCGAAGTGAAAACCCATACTCATTTCCATTTCGAGTGTATAAAACACAACCAGAGGATATTTTACCCGAACCGCCAAAGTTACAAATAGACAATAAACCTATAGATACTCCTATACAACATGTGCCTCTGTATTACACTTCTGCAGGGGATGTTCAAGAAAAAGCATATAGTATGATTGTGGATTTTTTGAAAGGTCAACACTTTATGGATGAGGAAGGATATGAAAGAGAAATACAACAGTATCAAGGAGAGTATTTACAAGGTGGGGATAACACCCCGGATGGTAGTATAGAAACGATTAGTAAAACCGAGGTGAGTAGTCTACCCACGGATGGCAACACTCCCGACAGTATCAAGACACCGGATGGTAGTATCAAGCCACCGGACGACAGTATAGAAACGATTAGTAAGACTGAGGTGAGTAGTCTACCCACGGATGGCAACACCCCCGACAGTATCAAGACACCGGATGGTAGTATCAAGACATCAAATAACAGTATAGAAACGATTAGTAAGACTGAGGTGAGTAGTCTACCCACGGATGGCAACACCCCCGACAGTATCAAGACACCGGATGGTAGTATTAAGACATCGGATGACAGTATAGAAACGATTAGTAAAACCGAGGTGAGTAGTAGAAATGAATCAAGTAGTCTCATAAATAACAGTATTTCAGATGACACAGCCCTGCCAGTAGTCGTTCAAGCGAAACCGTCCCCCTTAATCGTGGTACAAAGAAATAAACTGAATAATAGAGTTCCCATACTCCCACTAGAACAAGTTAACCAACCTTCTATACGACCGATGTATATACACCCCCCCTCTGCACCTATAAACGGTATTCTTTCCACTTTACCGTTACCTCCTCCTCCCACACCAGCACCAGCAACAACCGTAAAAAATACTAATATATTTCCCACTCCAAAATCGTCATCGACCTCTTTTTCACCTTCTCCTCAGCCTAACGAAGAAAGCATCGATGCATTCGGGTACTACAAACTACAAATACCGATACAATGCTTGAATATGGTGTATCCAAGTAAAATAATCGAGTCTGGTAAAATAGAATCCAAAGAACAACTCTCTATGATAATCGGTAAAAAAGGCCTCGATGAAATAATGGATTATCAAGACAACTCCACATCAACTACTCAACCCGAAAAGTTTAACTATAATTATAAACCAGGTGTTTTGGCAAAATATGGTCGTATTTTTCACCGCGACCATATACACAAATATAGCGGTAAAATCGCGAAAATATGTGAAATAATTCGAAAATCTTCCAAAGGGATTATTATGATACATTCGCAATACATTGACGGGGGTATAATACCGATATCACTTGCCCTAGAAGAAATGGGAATCGCTCGATTTGGAACGGCACCCTATACGAAATCCCTGTTTCAAACCCCCCCTACTACCCCAGTTGACTCTTCCACTATGAAAACTCAACTCGAACTGAAAACGGTCGACGGCAATGCCCCCTTCCATCCAGCAAAATATGCTATTATATCAGGAGACATCGTATTTTCACCTAACAACAAGGACGATATTAAATATATAACCAGTGATGAAAATAAGTACGGGGAACTCGTAAAAGTAGTGATTATTTCAAAGGCAGGAGCGGAAGGTCTTGACTTCCGCAATATTCGTCAAATACATATTATGGAATCGTGGTATAATATGAATCGTATTGAACAAATCATTGGCAGAGGTGTACGCTATCTCAGTCATTGTTCTTTGCCATTTGAAGAAAGAAATGTCGAAATATTCCTCCATTCTTCCGTTCTCCCCGGTAACAAAGAAGAAGAATGTGCAGATACATATGTATATCGAATGGCCGAAAAGAAGGCAGTGCAGATTGGTAAAATCACACGAATACTCAAAGAAACGGCAGTGGATTGTATGCTCAACATCGGTCAGACGAATTTCTCGGCAGAAAAGTTGAATTCAGTTGCACAAAACCAAAATATCAAAATACGACTTTCCAGTGACGGTGGAACAGAGAGTGATTATATGATTGGAGACAAACCTTTCACTGATATGTGCGACTATATGGATAATTGCGAATACAAATGTTACGCTCCCCCCAACGGGGAAAAAGCGGTTGACTTAGACGACCCTGAATTTACAGCAAATAAAATGACATTTGTATCTGAGTTTATAAATGAAAATAACGGGTATATTATTGAAAGAATACGGGGTCTTTTCAAAGAACGTCCGTTTTACACTCGTAAAAATTTAATACAGTCATTGAATTCCCAGAAACTATATCCATTGGAACAGATATATAGTTCTTTGACATACCTAATACAAAACAAAAATGAGTATTTGATTGACCAGTATGACCGTATTGGGAACTTAGTGAATAAAGGGGATATATATTCGTTCCAGCCCGTTGAAATCACGGATGAAAATATATCAATTTATGAAAGAAACGCGCCGTTGGAATATAGACGGAATAAACTAGTGGTCCAAGTACCCTATGAATTCAAAGAAGATGAATATACCCCTCCTTCTTCATTGAGTGAGAAAGAAAAGATTCTTCCCATACCCACCGATACAGTTATAAATACAGACACGTTCTCTATACCACCAGTAAAGGCGAATGATGCTGCAACTACCCGAACTTTCCCCGTTATACCTCGAATTATACTCCCTACTACAAAAATGGACACTGCCGATGCCACTCCTATACCAACTATACGTAATATTTCACGCAAGAAAGACAAACTCACCCAAATAATGGATGATATAGAATCCGAATATATAGAAGTTGTCTCTGCTAAATTAGAAGATATAGAGAAAACCCCCGAGAAAAATCGTACAGTTGCAATGGACATAAGATTAATGAAAGAACATTTGAATAATACGTATGGTATTTCGAACGAGGTTATTGAAAAATATACGGTTTATAAATTACTCGATTCTTTGAATTTCAAAGAAAAAATACTCATATTGGATGAAATATATAATGCGATTTCCGAGCCAGTAGTTGAATTATCCGCGTCTTCTTTTAAATTCTCCGATGTTTATCCAGAATTGAATAAGTTGGTATATAAGTATTTCAAAGAAAGGGAACTGGTTGGGAGTTCGTCTCCCACTTTCGTTTTCGTGGACGAGGACCGTAACTTGGCCATTTATTCTTTGAATAGAGAGGAAAAGAAGTGGATTCAACAGTTCAATACAAGGCCTTTCTTAGAACAACTAAAACGGTTTGTTGTCCCGGTAGACCGTATAAGTCAAATATTCGGTTTTATTGAAAAGGGTATATTCAAAATTCGCGATAAAGATAATAAGAGAAATAAGGGTTTCGATTTAAGTCAAGCGGGGAAACAACGGTCGGTTGAAATACTCAACTATTTTGTGGATATATTTAATCGGTATCGAGTGGGAGGTTCAGGGGGAAATAGTGTACCGAAATATACTCCTGAAACCACTCGGAATATAAGACAAGGCAGTATATGTGCTGTTATTGAAATGATTGTGAGATATTTGAAAGAAAGTGCGACTGGAGGCAGTATATCTGAGATACCTATTATGTTTCTAAATGGTGAAGAAATGGGTATTGTTCGTAAGTATATCGTTTGAAAAATCCAGAGAACGACCGTATCCTACTTTTCGGGTAGGCTACGCCTACCCAAAAGTAAGAAGCAAAAGGGGGGGTTTCACTGGGGGCTTCGCCCCCAATGAGGGAGTTCGTAGGAATACTTTTATATTCCGGAGGAGTGGTCGAAGACCACGACATAGGAATATTATATACATTTTGTTTCAAAAATCCGCAATTTCATCGAGTTTCTTAATTCCCGCACAAATCTTCTTAGTGGTCAAATATCTTTCAAATTGTGATGTACGTCTACGCAAGTTGCATGAAAGACAAGCAATTACCACATTATCGCAGTTATGACCGTAAGTATTATCAAGCCGTTCTATTGTCCATTGTTTAGGTTCACGCACATATTCATACAAAATACTAGTGGATTCTTTGCAATAGAAACATATCATTTTCGATTCTTTGAGTTTATTGACTATAAATACGGGAGTGACGAATTTCGAAGAGTCGAGTTTGTTTTTTTTTATATCCTGCTCTCGATAACTGCGGAGTTTGATTTTTATTTGTGAATATACCATTCTTTGAGAGGGAGATAGCTGTAGTCTCCCGTACATTAGTTCATGATTAATATTACTACGAGCTCCTTGCAGTTGCTCTCCAGTATCTAAAAGAAATCCTGCGTCGTGGTCGTTGACCATTCCTACTGATTTTTCAATCGCAAAAACTAGACTATTTAATAGTTCTATCTGGCTGTTATATTCTAGTTCTTCTTTGTAAAATGTCCATTTTTTTGTTTCAGTAATAACACGTTTCACACGTTCTTTATTCGTTTTAACATTTATATTATCATTGAATAGTCCTGCGTCGTGGTCTTCGACCACTCCTCCTGATTTTTTAATATTCATATGAGCTCCTTTCAGTACCTCTCCTGAATATAAAAGAAATCCTACGTCGTGGTCTTCAACCACTCCTCCTGATTTTTTAATTATTTTATTAGTACTACTATTCGTTTTGTCTATATTGATAATTTTATCAGTAGATTCTTTCATTATATTGTAATATGTTGTAATATATTGTAATATATTGTAATATATTGAAAAATTCGTAGGAATATTGAAAAATCCGGAGAACGACCGCAGGGAGTTCGTAGGAATATTGAAAAATCTGGACATCGATTGAATCCCATGTTTGGGTAGGATGCGACTACCCAAAAGTAAGAAGCAAAAGGGGTTTCACTGGGGGGGGGCGAATCCCCCAATGGGGGGTTCACTGGTGGTTTCACAGGGGGGCTTCGCCCCCCCCAATGGAAGAGCTCGTATAAATATCGTATTTACGTTACCTCACACAAATAAATATTATAACATATAATATAAATGACTTTAGAACTAAGAAAGTTTGATATGAAACTCATTACTTTCCGCCCAGATGAGGCCAAAGGTCCGGTTGTAGTAATGATAGGTCGACGTGACACTGGTAAATCGTTTTTAGTTCGTGACCTGCTTTATCATCACAGAGATGTTCCCATAGGAACTGTCATTTCTGGTACAGAAGCTGGAAACGGGTTTTATTCAAGTCACGTACCTGCCCTTTTTATACACAACGAATATAGTAGTGTATTGATTGAAAATGTTTTGCGTCGCCAAAAAGTAGTACTCAAACAAATCAATCATAATATAGAATCTAAAATTAAAAATACCATTGACCCCAGGTGTTTCTGTATATTAGATGATTGCCTGTATGACAGTAGCTGGACAAGAGACAAATTAATGCGCCTCCTATTTCTCAATGGACGACATTGGAAAATACTTTTGGTAATAACACTTCAATACCCACTCGGTATACCACCTATTTTACGATGTAATATAGATTATGTATTTATTCTCAGAGAACCTGCATTACAGAATCGCAAACGTCTTTGGGAGAACTATGCGAGTATGTTCCCCTCTCTCGAATCCTTTTGTAGTGTATTTGACCAAACTTCACAGAACTATGAATGTATGGTGATACACAATAATGCAAAGTCAAACAAAATTACCGACCAAGTATTCTGGTATAAAGCGGAACAACGTCCCGATTTCAAATTAGGCAGCAAAGAATTCTGGGAAATATCGAAGGGGCTCGGGAGCGATGACGAAGAAGAAGAATTCGACCCAAACAAGTCGCGTAAAAAAGGCCATCAACAAATAAATGTGAAAAAAACTAAATGGTAAAAATACGTAGGGTTTGAACGGTTAACCCTTTAACGGCTATACATCCAAATATGTATGTAAACAAAAATCCTACAAACTCCCTCATTGGGGGCGAAGCCCCCAGTGAAACCCCCCTTTTGCTTCTTACTTTTGGGTAGGCGTAGCCTACCCGAAAAGTAGGATACGGTCGTTTTCCGGATTTTTCAATATTTCTACGAGCCCATTTCAGTCGCTCTCATGAATATTACCTATATTGGTTTCATATTTTATTATATATCGGTAAAATATGAATATTTCTACGAGCTCCCTTCGGTCGCTCTCCGTAATATAAAAGAAATCCTACGAACTCCCTCATTGGGGGCTTCGCCCCCAGTGAAACCCCCCCTTTTGCTTCTTACTTTTGGGTAGGCTACGCCTACCCGAAAAGTAGGATACGGTCGTTCTCCGGATTTTTCAATTTTTACAAAAAAAACAGTAGAAACGTTAAAGGGTTAAGTATCATTCCCGTCTCCCAACTTGGGTGAAAGAAAATATTTGACACTTCCTTCCGCTTCTCCTTCACCCCCGAACATATAGTCGATTCGAATGGGGTAGTTTCGTCTTATTTTCAATTCGACTGTCTTTGAAATTTTAGAATAGGAGGATATAGTATTTAAGTACTGAAGACCAAATAATACATTTATATTTTCTCCTTCGATAATCGAAAATCCCGTCAGTTCATCTATCTTTATTTCTACACGCATGCTCCCATTTTCCAACGATTTCGAAATAAATTGTATGTCATTTTCATTGCATTGAATATTCAAAACATCCCCGAACCCTTTCAACTGATATATTAGTATAGCAAAATTTACGGAAGGGAGGGATATTTCTGCTTCATATTCAATATCGGGTATTTCCATAATATCATTCTCCAAATTAACCAACGGGACTTCGAAATATCTGTCATAGACGTTTCTGTGGTTTTTTACCACCCTGGATTCGTCGTTACTTTGAGGAGGGTCTTCGAGAGACGATAACATATTCACTAATAGTTTATCTTCATTCCCATCCTCCATACTATACTCAAAATGAATTGTCTGTGATTTTTCTTTCGAAGAAAGGATTTTATGTAAGACATTTGTATTTATACCTATCTTGACACTATCGTATTGACAAGAATAAAAGTCGAACCAAGAAGAACGTATTGATACTTCTAATACAGATACTTTAGAAGCGTCCATTGTTTGAACAAACATTTTCTCGTCATTGAAATACAATACTATGTATTCTGATATTCCTTTTATCGTTTGAAATATGGTTGTAAATGTCTCTATCTTTGACTCATCTGTAATTTTAAAATCCATTTTATTTAAATTATAAATGAAAAATCAAGAGAACGACTGAAAGGAGCTCGTATGAATATTGTATTTAGTATTAAATATACTTTATATAATATCTCTACGAGCTCATTTTATTCGCTCTCCGCAATATAAAAGAAATCCTACAAACTCCCTATGGTCGTTTTCCGGATTTTTCAATATTCTTACGAGCTCATTTT